GGCAGAGGTTGTTGCTCCGATTAATAAGATTGCAAGTGCGATTGATTACCTAAATCGTGCAGCTGAGATTTTCGATGAGAATGGTCTTTACGTGGAGGCAGAAATTGCCACCAGATTATTGGAAGTATTCGCGGCAAAAAAGGCAAAGAAAAAGAAGTCCTCAAAGCCAACGAAGAAACCAACAAAGAAGCCAGGAAAAGCTTCAAAGAAGTCAACTAAAAAACCAGCAAAAACAGATGAAGCAACCAAGGGTCTTGATAGCGAGAAGATGATCGATAATTTAGTTGAAAAAGGCTGGGTCTTCAATGCAGATGATGTGGAGTATGCGTTAGATCAGGGCGCGACCGCTCACACAATGGATCACGATGAAGGGTGTGATTGCTCAATGTGCAGTGAAATGAATATGGTCAACGATGTGCAATATGCAAAATCACATGGTGAAGGCTGTATGTGCTCGATGTGTTCAGACGTAGAGATGATGGCGGATGATAATTTTGCCCATAATATGGGGCCAATGGATGATGTAGAATACGGGAAGGACGAACACGAAGCAGAATTAGCTAGAATTATGAGTGATTTAGAAGATGCAGATCGTGCCGGACACGAGATGAGTGAATTCGAAGATGAATCAGATCGAGATTTACCAAGCAATGATAGTTCTCGGGCAATGAGTTATTTTAAACCGGGGCACAATAGGTAAGCGAGTATCAAATTAAACAAGAATTAGAGCTTGGAATAGCAATTTCCAGGCTCTTTTCATTAGGGATGTAGAATTTAGTGATATATATATAATGGTAAAGGATGATTTATGTTAAGATTAGTTCACGTAAGCAACGCAATCCCGTTTTCTTGGCCAGTTGATCAATCGGCAGAGTTTGAAGCCGGAATGGCAATGGGCCTAACTGTTCAGAATAATATGGTTGTAGCAACTGTATCAAATGGTTTATCATTTATTGGTATTGCAGACGACTACAAGGTAAAGGCATTTACTGCAAATGCTTGGGATGAAACACTTGTTACACCTGCTGTTGGGGTGCCTGGCCGGAATGGAATGCTTGTGACTCCGGTAGATATTAAAGTTGAGTTGCAGAATCCAAACGTATTACCATCAAGTTTTATTAGCATACCAGTTGATATACAACTTATCCCAAGAAATGGGGTTGTGGTTTTTCCAGCAGGTACGGAACTGAATTATGACTTGCTGGGAACAGGAATTCCTAACGCAATTAAAACAAATGTGCGATATCAATTTCAGATCCCCAATATAGTCGGGGATGATACTACCGCAGCAAGCGGACGTGTAACAGTTTGGATTAATCGAATGCTTGGTCTAACCGATAAATTCGAGACAAATCAAGTATACCCACTCAACGCCAATTTATTCGTGAATGAATATGGTATGTTCACAACCCGCCAGATCACGTGTAATCACCCTGCATTTGCAGTAGTTACGGCGCCTCCATCCGCGATCAGTCCATATCTCGAGTTCATGCTACTGTAATAAATTGACGATAAACAAGGCATTGAAATGAGTTCATAAGCAATGAAACCAATAACATCGGATACGCCTGTAAACAAGATCTATAAGATCACAAAACCCCAATTAAGTTAGAACCAAGATTGATTTCTAAGCAAAAACAAGCCACTCAATAATCTCGTATATTCATATACCCAGTATTCAGGACAAATATGAGCACTTTTCGCCACATAAAACTTGCCGATTCCGAAGTGATGCGTTCATTGGAAATCGTGGCCCACAAAAAAGGATGGATTCCGGAAGAGCAGCCAAAACCAATGGTAAAGCAAGCCTCCGCCACCACCGTCGAGGCAACCGATAATCTTGACGAAAATATCCTAAAACTTGCCAGTGAGCTTCGCGCCAATAATTTTGATCAGTATGCCAATGCGCTCGAAGAACGACTTGTAAATTACAAGATGGCAAAGGTCAATCTATATAAGGCGTTTAAAGAAACAGGGGAGGATTTTCTGGAAGAGGCACATCCAGAAGGCGATCCAAACCTTACTGATGCTCCGGAAGGAATGGTCGAGGGACTTATTACAAGACACAAGAAGATCATTGACATGATCAACAAAAAACCAACCGGGAAAGTTGCTTCCGTTAGCGATGTAATAAACCAAGTGAAAATTGCCCTGGAGCCAGCTCCGGTCGGAGGTGCACGAGAAATCTCGTTCCCAAAAGATTGGTTCCCCAAAAACATTGAAACGGCAGGACCATTAGAGCCAGTTGTTCCACAAGCTACTGGTGGTATATTGTCTGGTCTCTTGGCCAAATTGACCGGCACAGCTGCGGGTGCTGTCTTCGCTATTGCGACAAGCGCAATAATCGGTGGTATTGAGGGATATAGCTACTTTGAGAATAAATTTTACGCAGAGGAACTTAATGATGCTGTAAATAACTTATTCTCCGAGCTCTCTGACATAGAAAAGTATAGCGATGAATATAACGAGATAACATCATCAATCGATAAGCTCAAAACTAATATCAAAGACTATAATTCTTTAGCCTCGCAGCTCTCATCATTCAAAGAAAACCCATCAGTAGATGGAATAAAAAAATTAGATGCACTTGAAAAAAGCGCACTTGCGATAAGCACATCATCCGAAAAAATTCGCGAGTATATGAAAACTATTCTCAAAGAAACGTATCATACCAATCTTTTTGGACAACAGACCGAGCGTGGTGGCGGAGTACATCCAGATCTTATCCTCTGGAAAACAAAAGCAGCACAATTCAATGATGTAGAGCTTGCCGCAGCACAGGTATCACAAGTCATTACCAATAAAACACTTCCGGCGCTTACTACCATTGCCAATGTTGTGCAGAAGGCTGTGGATAATGCGTCTTCGCCTACTGGCGAAAAATCATCAGAGCAACTTATCAAGGACTTCAATACAGCTATTACCAATATTGATTCTTATATGGCAAAAGTGCAGGCATCCTCAATGAAAAACAAAGATGCTCTATTGGGCTGGCTCGAAGCAACAAAAAAACAAGCTGCCTCTCTGCTCAATGAATTTAATGGTGAAGCTCCTGGCATCAAGGAAAGGATGCACGATAGATTCGCAAAAGAACTCGCAACGCTTACCGGCTACTTAACACAAGTAGCTTCAAAGTTGGGGAAATAATTTACTATGCCAGGCTTTACTCCACCACCGTTAGATGATACGCCCGCAAATGCACCAGCTACAAATGCACCAGCATCTGCGCAAACAAGCGCAAGACCACAAAATGTTGCAGGTCAACATACATCACACGCATATTCAGAAGATGTGAGAAATATGCAAGAAGCTATGATTATGTTCGGCAATCAACTTGCCAATATGACCAATGTATTTGATGTAAGCACATCAAAAGCAAAATCGGACACCTTCAATCCAAGTGTTACAACATCTATTGGCATTGATCCGAATACGGTTCAGCTTATAAAACAGATATCTAAAAACACAAAAGGAATGCCCGCCGGATATGCGGATGGACTTTGGGGGCCAAAAACAATGGCCGCTCTAAATGCAATTTATGGCATCGTAAAGGCAATTGATGAATCTCCTGCGTTAGATAAAAGCAAAAAAGCAAAATACGACAGCATAGTGACATTTTTGAAAGACAGAAATGCCGCCGAATCGAAATGGACAGACATTAATCCACATGGACCAGTTGCAGACTCAGCGCGTGAAATACAGCACGTTATAGAAACAAATATGAATATGATTCTTTCCGATCTCAAAGCAATTGCAGATAGCGCAGCCAAAGATGCGGAAATTCCAGGCACAAGAGATCGTATGGAAGACGAGGTAAACCAGCAATCAGGGCAGTCTGGCCAGGCCAGTCAAGAAAATGGAATAGAACAAGTCAATAGCACTAAAAAATCAGTAGAAGCATTTAAGAAACTATTTCCAAATGGATTCCCACTTCCATTTGATTTAAATACTAATCAAATCAATCTCATTAGGATAGGGAACTTTGTTACTGCAACAAAAAGCGTATTCTATGATCCATCCATAAGGGCACTTGGTGATAATGATTTCGCAAGCAATGGAGATGCTATTCTTCAGCACATCAATGAGGCATACGCACAAAATCAATCCCTTGCACAGGCATTAGGTGGAAAAGTTACATTCTCAATAGACACCGATTCAAATCAAGGTTATGAAAATTTCTTTCAGGGAGTAGCTACCGGAAATGATTTCAATAGTAAAAAAGCGTCCTCACAAACTATCCTCAATAGAACAACTCTACTATGCAACACATTAGTTGAGACACTGGCACAGTTTCAATCGATTGAAACCTTCTATATAATACTAGGAACAGATGTTCTTCAGGCCCAATTAAATAAAGGTAGAACTTTCTCGGCAGCAGCAAGCAGCATTCGCGACTACATTCAAAGACTAACACCGGGGCAGTAAATGAACGCACGCCTTCAATACTTAGCTGACGGTGCCATAATAGCCTCTTTGGCGGATGACATTACCAAGACCGCTCAGGCTGGCGGAACAATGTCTAATATTGCTTCTGGAGTAAAAGAATACATATCCGGACTTTGGGATCCAAAAGATCCAGTGGATAGTATTCTTGGTTTCATCGCCCCTGGCATTCTATCAGCCGCCGGTTTCGGTTGGCTCGCTTTCATTTATGAGGTAGCTGAGGTTATGGGTTTTGACTTCATCGGATTCTTCTCCTCAATTCGTCAGAATATAAAAGAATTCATTCACACTCTTGTGTCGTCGAAAGAACCAATTCCACAAGAAACAATCTATGAAAATGTAAAAGAAGCCACGACAGCAGCTGCGGAACAGCATTTTAATGGTGCTACGGATATGAGCAAATTGCCAGCTCTTGCAATGAAGGCACCAAGCTTTGTATCAGAGTTGCAGGACGCTAATGATGTTAGATCATTTGCCATTAATCAAACACCAGTAAGCGCACTTATAAAGAATGCAGGAATTATGAGCATATTCAAAGGCAAGCTTGCGCGTCTATTTATTCGAATGGTTACTTGGTTAATAACAACGGCGCTTGTCTCTCTCGGTTTTGCGGCAGCAGGTGGAACAGCAAAGTCTTTGCTCGGAGGAACACCAAGTAGTCAATCTAGTTCTACAGATCAGGGAGACACATCTCTTGTTTCAATTGCCCCACAAGCAGCCAGATATATGTCCAAGATTCAAGCCAAAAATATTCCGGCCGATCTTAAGCAATCACATAGCAATAACACACAAAATGTTTGGATAGAGTCTGGAAACATAGATGAGATTGAACAAATAATAATGAGCTGGATAATGCAAGCCTATCCACAGTTATCAAAATACACAGCAGATTTGTCCAATTCAGAAACAATGCAAAATATCGTTAAGCTCTTTGAAAAAAGAAATGGGTATTCAAAAGGTGTAGATATATATGCTGTTCCAAAACCATTTACAAGAAAACTAGATATTGTTGATCAAATAGTTGGCGCTTTCCTAAACCAAAACCCAACGCTTGATATGGCATAATATCGCATTTGCATAGGACAAAATCATATGTCGCGTAGTGAAATTTTTGATGCTTATGAAAAAATAGCCATAGAAGCCGGACTTGTATCTTCCGATGAGCAGCTTGAAAAACAGGCAGCTGAAGAAAGAAAAGACAGTCCATCAATAAAACGCTATAAGAAATCTCCAGCTCCAAGGGCAGGTTCAGATAGCATTTCTACCATAGAGTCTCTCTATGGTGTTAAGTGTGATGATACTGTTAAGTATGAGAATAACATTTTTGAGAACGCTCATCCAAATTCAGTAATCATAGGCCCAGCATATGATAGAATGAATGGATTAATTGAAAATCCAAATGAACGACAGAATTTTATGATCAATCAGATTATGGACAAGTGTCCTAATGGGAATCTGACGCAGCATAGATACGCCAAGGAAGAGCTTTTAATGGAGCTTATCCGTATCGCAAATGATCTTGACGCCCGCGGCAATGAGCCACTGCGCGTTCTTGCGGATGCTTGCATAGAATCAATTACATCAGAAAAAAAAAGTCCTGAAATAGCCAAAAATGCATTCGCATTCATTCCAATTGTCATTGGAATGGCGGCACTGCTCACAGCAATCGGTGTCTGGAACCACGTTGATGATCCAAATAACGGCATCAAAAACAACATCACTCGATGCATTGCAAGATTAAAATCCTTAAAGGCAAAAAGTCTATGGGAAGATGAAGTTGATTCTGTTGTTCAGAATGATGTTGATAGTTTAATTCTAAAACTTTCCGCATTCGAGACAAAAATAGAGAACTTTGGTGCATTCATTACAGGCCTCAACACAATATCAGCGCCTGAGAGTTTAGCACAGTTGAACTCATTAAAGCAAGAAGCTGCTCAGCATGCAGATACAGCAAGGTCGAGTGTTGTTGAGATTCGTTCGGCCATAGAAGAAGTTTGGCCAGCGGTGTTGGAAGCAATCGAAAACTTTACAAGTCAAGAATATCAGAATGAGCATATTGAGAGTGGTTCTGGCGGAGCTATGGGCTGGCTTGGAGAAGCTGTGCACGGTAGATATGGCTTGTTTGCAAATGATTTTATTAGCGCAGCAAATGCTCTTGGGGCTCTGAAAGCATCACTCAAAGCTCTCTATGATAAAGTCAAAGACGTCAATCAAACAACACAGCAAAATGCTCAAAAGCTTAATATGCAAATGGCCTCTCTTAAAGGAGACACGACGCAGAGGCCAGGCGCAACACAACCAATCAAACCAGATATGTCCGGTGAGATAGAGGACGATCTCGCTGCTGACGACGCCTATGTAGAAGCGGCAAAAGCTATGGGCTTCAGGCCAAAAACAAAATAGTCAAATAATTTGTCGTTTTCTATGCATAATGGAATATATAGTCAGACTTAGTAAGTATGACGTAAGACATAAGTCCGAAAATTTCGGCAATTTCAATAGGATAATACAATGGCACTAGTACTTTTAAATGCGGGTCGTGAACCCCTCGGTCAGTTTGATGCTCTCGATTCACAGCTTACGGGCTTCCTCGGCGGCGAAGTTGTTACGTGGGGCTCAGTCGCTACTCCTGGTAGTGACCTTGCATCAGCGGATGTATTCGAAGATGGCTATGTTGGTACGACCAACAAAACCCGTCCAGTTATTCAGCGCGCTTCGACGTCTTCAAGCGCACCACTCTTCCTCAGCGATGATGGCGTTGCTCACTACGGTACGCTCTTCGGAACGATCGTCGGTGGAACAGCTGGCCAGGTAATCTCTGGCGGCGCAGTACTCGGGCCATCCACGGCTACGGGTTCTGGTAAAATCACCTGCTGGGATAAGCAGGGTCTTTACGGCGTCACGCTTGATGCAGTTGATACGGCTGCAACCGGACTCGTTCCATCGAACGCGTCTCTCGCGGTTGGTACGCACCTCACCTATACATCGTCTGGTCTTCTAACGCCAGTTGGTTCTGCTAACGCAGTCAGCGGCGCGCCAGTCGTTGGTTATCTCAGTGAGTTCTCAACGAACGGTTCGCTCGTCACGACTCCACAGAGTCTTACGAACGCGCTCAATAGCCCATCAGGCGATGTTTCCTCACTCGTTCAGGAAACGTTCTATATGGCAGTCTTCAGCTTCGTTGGAGTCTAATACACAGATTAAGCTAATATCTTAGCTTAGAATAACAGGAACGCCAGCAGAAATGCTGGCGTTTTTGTTTATTTTGCTTGATAGTGAAAATAATTTGCATAAATATGTAATATTCAGGCATAACATATGTACAAGAATATCTGACGCGTATTAAATGCTCGTCGGAGTTCGCTGGGAAACTGGCAAAATCAACCAAAACAATAGGGAAACTCTAATGTATAACAAAATGTTCGACAGCAAAGGCGAGATTAATGCCTCGTCAGTTAAGGAAGCAGGGCTTCAGATTCTTAAGTACGCTGAGCTGATGGAAAACACCCCATCAAACATCGGTCTTACTTCACCAAGCACAAGTGATGAGCGTCGTGATGAGCTTGTCTCTCGCGCTCTCCAGACTCAGGAAGGCAAGCTTGCTCTTGCTCAGGCGATGGCTAGCCCAATTCGTAGAAATTTAGATTATCATGGAGTGGCTCGTAGAGTTTTGGTGGTCGATCCGCTTCCACAAGGCGCGCTCGCTACGTACGATCGCGATATCGATGTAGCCGCAATGGTTATTTCGAGCAACGGCTCAGGCGCAGAGTCTCGCGTCTTTGGTGATCGCGTAACGATCCCAGAGTTCGAGCTTTATTCGAACCCAACGGTTCGTATCGCCGAAGTGAAGCGTCGTCGTTTCAACGTTATTGACCGTGCCGTTCAGAAGGCGCGTCAAGAAATCATGGCGCAGGAAGATGCAAACATCTTCGCAGCACTTGATTCAGCTGCTTCAGTTGAGAACACGGTTATGGACATCTCGGATGCAGGAATGCTCAAGCGTGACCTCGCCGAGCTCAAGGTTCAGATTGATCGTTGGGACCTCGTGACCACGAAGTTCCTCATGAACATCAATGAATACAACGACATCCTCAAGTGGGGATCCGGTGGTGGACAGGGCGTTGGCGGTGGCGAAGTTGACCCCGTTACACAGCGCGAAATCCTCCAGACTGGTCTCTATGCTCACCTTTGGGGAGCGGATATCATCGTAAGCAAAATCGTGCCGCCCGGCACGGTGTACGCCGCGGCTGACCCCGAGTTTGTCGGGGTACTTCCCGTCCGCCAGGATATCGAAGTCATCCCGGCAGACGAACCCCGCCAGTTGAAGGTGGGCTGGGTGGTATCGGAGATAATTGGGATCGGCATAGTCAACCCACGTGGTTGCTCGAAGGGCAACAAATCCGTGAACATCGGAGCTTAGCTCAAAACCCCCTATAAAATAGTGGATTTCAATTGAAA